CTGTAGAAATAATCTCCAGGTAGACCAACAGTCGGGAGTTCTTTGATGACATTAGCAGGGTCGGAGCACCACACGACGGATTCCGGTGCAACCTCTGGGTTAACGGAGGTGACGACCAAATCTGCACATTTAAGTGGGAACTTCTCGGCATCGCTAAGGCTGGTGTCGAGCATAAACTGCAGCATAAAGTTGCTGCGACCCATTGAGGCTTCCCGGTCAATAAGGTCTTCATTGTCGAAGCGATCATCTGTTACCTCCCATTTTTCAGCTCCATTTTCAATATCATCCACCAGCTGAGGCGCTAGGAGCCCTTCGTACTTGTTTAGGTCCCTAGGATACCTAGCAGTCCAAACAAAGGGCTTGTAGGACCTCTCAGCTAGCTTACGATAGATAGTAAAGGTTGTTTGTGGTGTACCTAAGTACATAATCCGACTATCTTCCTTAGGAGTTAGAATGGACTCTGCCTCAGTACATAGTTGTAATAGTTTCTCCCTCATCAATTCCGTCATGGAATTACCAGGTACTTCAATGTCGTCCAGAATCATGAGATCTGCGCGAGAGCCCGTCAACTGACCGGTGATTCCAACGGACTTTACGCTTGGGGCTTGGTGAGGTGAGCACAGTACATCGAAGCTTACCCTCGACCACCTTGCATCGTCGGACTTCGGACGTAAATGAGAAAGCCATGGTGTTTCAATGATTAGTTTCTGTAAGAAGATACTCATGTTATCTGCCCTTTCTTTAGAGGCAGATATAATCATAATTTTTCGCTCAGGATCTCTGAAAAGCGTCCAGAGAACGAAAGCCCCCGTGATCCAGCTTTTACCAACTCCACGGAAAGCTTGTATCTGAAGACGCTTAGGTCCATCTTGAAGATAGTCTGCAATTGCATATTGAGCACGTGTAGGACTTGGTAGGTCTAGTTGATTCCAGAGAGCCTGGAGGAATAGTTTAAAATCGTCTTTTAATAGTTCTAGGGTGTTCATTTAGATTCCAAAGTGGATAGATCCACCAATATTATTTAAGAACCCAGCAGCTTTATCCCACCAAGGTTCTTCATTAGCTTGTTTAGCCCGTTGTAGCTCTACTTGAGTACGGACATCACCGCTACCATATTCTTCTACAGTACCAGGAAGTACAGGACCACCTTCTAAGTCTCCTACAGCAAAGTCAAGTGCTGTATTTTTAGCATTATCAGCAGCTTGTGCCACGCCACCACCAGTTAATAAAGTACCAGCACCAACAATACCAGCAACTGCTGTACCAATAATAACATCATCAATAGGTGTAGGGATAAATCGAGTTATACCTTTAGCAGTTTTAATAAAACCACCACCTGGTTTTCTAGGTCTTCTAGCTCTAGGGTTATTATCAAGGATAGCTTGACGTTCAGCCATAATATCATCAGCTAATTCAGGATTAGCCCTGATACGCTGTTCATCTTGTGGAGTTAAACCTGTTTCAAATAATTCAGGATCAGAGTCCATAAGAGCTGTATCAACACCACCACGATTACTTCTAGGTTCACCTAACAGGGGTTTAACACGATCAGGTGTTTCGTCAGCTGCTCCTCTACTAAAATTTTCAGAAGCTAATTCAAGGCGTGTATTACGACCAAAATCACCACCACCAGCACTAGCAGCAGTTTTATGTCCAAGACTAAACTTAGTTTCACCTGCTTCTTTGTTTAAAGCAGTACGTTGTTTCTCTAAATTCTTTGTTCTACCTAGGCTTTCTTTTAGCATTGCCTTAGCATCTGCATCAGAATAACCTAATTTTTTTAAAGTTTCTAAGTATTTAGACTCTTCTGCTTTAATTAATGCGGCACGTTTAGCGCCAGGACCTGTAGTGCTAGAAGCAGTACGATAACCTACTTGAGCAGGTTGTCCTTTCTTTTGTTTTGTTTTTAATTTAGGACCGTCATAACCTGTAGCTTTATAGTAATCACTTAAAGTCTTACCAGGATTTTTATTAAGCCATGTTTCTGCTGCTAAAAGCACTGGGTCTTTTTTTGCCATTAATTAATATACTCCATAATTAGTTTTTCACGGAGTCTATTAACTCCATAGGTGGCTCTCATCCAAGATTGCCATTGTTCACTTCCTTTGTCCCGGTTACAGCTAGTACAAGCTGGTACCACATTTTTATAATCGTTCCCTCCCAGACTTCGGGGATGAACGTGATCAATTGTAAGGTTTGATAAGTCATAAGTTCTACCGCAATAAACACATGTACAGTCAAAATGTTCTTTGATGCTGCGCCTCCAAAGGCGCTTAGCTTCAGAGGATGTCATGGTTATTAAATTAAATAGATAATGGTCTGGACTAGGAAGTAGTGGGGTCATTTCTTAGCGTATTTTTTACCCTTACGAGGGCGGGTACGGTTAGTTTTAGATGATTCACATTTACCAGAGTTTGGTCCAGTATGGGAAGCATCTTCACCTTTTTTACATTTAAGCTTTTTCCTTAGCTTGTTTGCACCACCAATTAGTAGTTTACCCTTTTTAGTTTTGTTATATTTAGCTTGCTGTTTAACACGCTTAGCAGCAGCTTTTGGATTCTTTTTGTAGTAGTCAGACGTACTTCTTGCCATGTAACCTCTGTTGTACCATTTCAGGGTCTACTGTAGGCATAATAGATGCCAGTTTATCTAGTGGGTTACCGGCATACGCTACACCACTAATGTCATTTGTTTTAAGCCAGTCACAGGCTGCTTTAAGATCTTGTGTAGAAGCCTCACCCGATTTGATACGGGCAAGGAACTCCTTAGTCACGAGATTATGCAGTTCATTAAACTGGTCCTCTGTGGCTTTTTTCTTCATACCTTCAGTGCAACTTTAAGTGCAAGTACAGCAGTGTCATCTAGATCGTTATCTGTTTCTTTGACAAGTTTTTGTAGCAGGTCAATGATCAGTTTCTTTACTGCATCTGATTTAAAGAATGCAAAAAGAATGGGTTTGATTAGAGTAATCATTTTAGGATAATCTTATCGAGTTTGTTTTCAATGCGAAGCATGTGCGTTTCAAACCTCTCTAGTGCTTCGCTGAGGTCTGATTTAGATACATAGCGTTCAGCTACACGTAATTCAAATGCATCAATGCGGTGGTCTAAACGTTCTACTCGGTTATGTACCCGAGAGATGAGCACTGAAAAACCTGTAGCCCCTGCTATGATGACAGGGACTAAGGCTTCTAACATCAGCTTACACGGATCATTACTACAGAACCATTACGGTAAAGCTGATTTACTGCAACACCAGCTGCAGCAGCAGCAGTGTCATTAGCAGCATCAGTCAAACCACCAACAGTCAAACCAGTAGAGAATTTAGCGTCACCATCTACATCCAATGTGTAGTTAGGATTAGACTTGTTAATAGAAACTCTCTTACGTTCATCGAAGTAAGCGATAGGTTGCCCGCCACCAGAGATGACCAAACATTCCTTGTTAATATCAACATAGGAAGCACCGATCTTAAAGACCGTGTTCATGTCAGAATGGTCAGTCCTGCTGAATTCAAGATCAACTGCTGAACCATCAGACTTTTTAAGCAGCAAGTCACCAGTGAAGTTGGCACCTGTTAGTGCAGCCTTCAGAGCAATAGCTGTATCTGCATCTGATTCGTTTTGATCAACGTCTGCTTGTACTGCCGCTACAGCAGCAAGCATTGCCGTGTTTTGAGCAGCAACTGCAGCGTCTGCATCAGCTTCATTCTGGTCTACGTCAGCCTGTACAGCTGCGATAGCTGCGTCAGCATCTGACTCATTTTGATTTACATCAGCTTGTACTGCAGCAATAGCAGCATCAGCGTCAGTCTCGTTCTGGTTTACATCTGCCTGTACAGCTGCAATAGAGTTAGTGATGGTAGTAGCAAAGTTTGCGTCATCACCAAGGGCAGCAGCTAGCTCATCAAGAGTGTTCAAGACACCAGGGGCAGAGTCAACTAGACCAGCAACTTGTGTGTCAACGTAGGTCTTAGTAGTTGGATCTGCTTCAAGAGTGTCTAGGCGACCACTGAGAGCTGCCTCAGCGGCATCAGAAGCAGTCTCATTAGCGTCTACGTCAGCTTGTACCGCAGCAACAGCAGCAGCAGTTGTAGGGTCAGCCTCAAGGGTATCAAGACGACCAGACAAAGCTGCATCAGCAGAGTCGCAATCAGTTTCATTCTGATTTACGTCAGCTTGAAGAGCTGTAATCTGTGAATCATTAGCTAGCTGTACCCACGCACCACTGTGGGCGTAGAACATTGCACCATCGGCATGGCTATGTACAACACGACCATGGTTATCAGCAGCAGCAGGGAATGCAGCTTGATCTGCAAAGAGCCACATGTCAGTGGCAACAAGTGCATTAACACGAGCTACCTCAGCAGCTACAGCAGCTACACGTGCAGCAGACTCTGTAGACAGCGCTGCATCGCCGTCAGTCTTGTTTTGATCTACATCAGCCTGTACGGCATCAATAGCTGTTTGAAGGG